ATGCCACCTTCAGCATTATCAATCTTTAAATAATTAAAAATTCTTTCTGTATTATGTAGTCCACTAATAAAAAAACCTTTTGTTAAATCTTCTGGATTTAATTCGGCGCTAAATGTTATCGTGGCTGATTTGTTGGAACCTATAGTCAGGGACTCACTGACACTTGTAATTTTGGCCTTATTAATTGTATAATTTAAAATATTGTAATCAGTGCTATAAGGCACACCTTGATAAAAAGCCCCAGTATGGTATTGGTTAAGCCATTCATCGCAAGCGGGTTTCGCAACATTAATGTCTAAATTTAAAATTTTATCTTCTCTCGTCAAATCAATGAAACTACCAGTATCATAACCATTTACAATAGCCGTAAATTGACCCTGCATAAAAATTGGGAAATTAATAGGACGGTCAATGGGAAATTGGTGGCCGAGACTTTTTAATTCCGACCTTTCCAAATTGATGGAAAAACTATAAGACTGCAAATTAATACCAGTTAATTTTGTTCCCAAATTGGAAGATTGAATATTCAATTGGATGTCGCCATTTCTAATAACAGAAATGCCATTCAGCCTCATACTTTCTGGAATCGTAAATTTTCCAGTCATTGGCTCGCCGTCTTTTGGGTAAACGGCGGGGATATTTTCGCCGCTTGCGGCGTCATAAAAGGTGACATTATTACCGACATAACTAACGCTTGCCTGAGCAAACGAACCCACGGCGGCCCCACATTGATAAGAGACCATTTGACAGTCGCCGAAACCCATAACTTGATTGGTCGCGGCATTCAAATTATTAAATAAATTTTGATTAAAGGGCTGGCTTATATTTTCTTCAAAATAAACTCCAGTTCCTTCATCAACGCCCTCTGGGGAAATATTTACAAAAAAGTTCCTCTTATCTCTATAAAGAAAGGGATACATTGGGGCATTATCTTGAATATAATAACGTCGAGCGCGCTCGACATCATCATTCACATCAAATGGAACCAATCCAGTCTGCTGCCAAGACGCTCCGGTATAAGTGGAAAAAGCCCTTCCAGAAAATTTATTAATATCCCAATTTTCGCCCCTGACATGTTCGGTTTTATTTTTTAAATAATCCTGCTCTGACATTCCAGAAAACAAAAACACTTTATTTCCAGAGTAGTAAGGTTGACCATCAAATGGATATTGAAACATTGGGAAGTTGACATTCATTCCCAACCTATGTTCATTTCTTATTCCATTGATTAAATAATTAAAAGTTAAATTGACTACGGGATTGGAAATAATAGGATCTGCAACTGTCCCTAATTTATTTAATTGAGAGATGTTGGTTCGCTGCCAATTTATATCATAGGAGATAGATTGCACTCTATCTAGTTTTTGTATTAGATTGTAATTTCTATTATAAGTTATTATGTTCTTGTCTTTAATTTGGTCAGAATAAGATACTGCCCCCACCGGAGAATCCGGTGTATAAGATTCATAAAAAGCACTCGTAAAGGCATCTCCGCGACCATAATAATCTCCATTGACATCAACCTCATAAGAGGCATCTTCAGCCACGTTGTTTAATTGGCCATCATAAGTCATAAAATGGTGGCCGCTACTCGGGGCGGGGCCAACATAAAGTCCTTCTGAATTATAAATGATGCGGTTTCGAGACATTACTGTTCTTCTATTTCGCTTTCAATTAGAATGGCTGCCATTTTTGGATCAATTTGATGGTGAGCCGCCACTTCATTGACTTTCATGACCTTATCATGATTTTTATCAAATGGTTCACTTATATAACCATTTATTAAATCTTCATTTAGCCAATTGTCACTATCTTCGTTAGCAAAGACGATAGAAGCAATAGATTCAATATTAAATCTATGAATGTTATTAAGTTTTTTCACCTTCTTGGTGCTTTTATAAAGTTTCTCAACCAATTTTTCACAAGCGATAGAGTTTTTAAATTTTTCTGCAAATGTTGTTAAACTGTAATTGATAGATGATGCGCTAGATTCGCCCCCTCCGGCAGGAGACGCATTTTGCCCAGCTTTGTCCCTGCCGCCCTCTGGAGTGCCGTCAGGACGCCCTTTCTGGTCTCCCTTGCCGCCACCTATCAAAGGTTCATAAAGTCCTTTATTTCGCAGCTCCTTGTATTTCTTCTGGTTTTCTATAGACTCCTCTTCAGATGGGAATCGGCCAGTTTGAATAGCTTGAACGCCTTCCGTATTTGTCAAAATACCAAGTTCCACCAATCGGGTAATCACTCTAGACTGGTTAACATTGGTAGTTAATGCAATTTCAACAAATTTTGGAGTTGGATAATTTTTAAAGCCGAGTTCTTTTGCAATTCTCTTAAATTCTGGAATGAGGAAGTTATTGAGAAATGATTCTCTTGCTTGCGTTAGTCTTTCTATGAAAATTTGGGCCTTGGTAGTTGTAGATGAAAACTTCTCTTCTCCCAAGATAATATTGTTAAGACCAAGTTTAATATCACGATCTACAATTTCATACTTTTTGGGATCGAGAATGTTGGCAATTTCAGGAATGACGAAACTCGCTTTAGTTGTATAGTCAGATACCAACACTCGGCCAACGGATTCATTTTTAAATAATTCTTGAAGTTGATTGACTTGTTTTTGATCGACCCCGTTTTCTTCATCACCAACAGTAATCAAAAGGACGGCTTGTTGGACAGTCCTAGTGATTGCCATGTCCATTTTTTTCAACTCTAACTTCCAGTTAATATCTTCAAGAACAGGATAGCCCATTGGAATCGCCATTGGTTCGTAATCTTGTTTTTTATAAAAGACTGCTTTAATTTTTTCAGGCGGCAACTCTATACTAATGACCTCCTTAGATCCTTTAGTTGTCCCCTTGTATTTTAAAATCTTTTTTCTGACCTCTGGATCTAAACTATCCAAGACATCTTTTGCTTCCTGAGTCTCTTGATTGGCCAAAACATGAACTTCATAATCAGTCAATTCTTTGTAAAATCGGCCATTTTCAAATGAGATATTTTCTCCAGCTTTAATTTCAGCAGGATTCAATATAACATATTTGGAAGGAATCTTCATATTTGAAGCTTTAGCCAAGCCAAAAGTTTGGGTAATTTTAAAAATATCAGAATCTTTAATTTTTGTATCATATCTAAATAATACAACATTGCCCGATCTATAATATTCCCTGAAAAACTGATCTTGAAGATCCCAGATGTTAATTTTCTTTAACCACGCTTCAAAAAAACTTTTCGCTTTCTTACTTCCTCCAGTTAAATAAATATCATCTGAAGAAAACTCAGACATCAAATCAATAGTATTTCTAAATATAGAAATGTTGTAATAAGCCTTTTGGCAAAGTATAATCGTATCAGAAACGTCTAAATTTGAAGTATTTGTGTAGGTATTGTTATTTCTGCGAAAAGGGATGACGCCATCATCGATATTTTTAAATCTATCAAGACGATGTATGGTAGAAGATCTGTTTCTCCTTGTTGTTGTGGCATTTGGAGTGGTTCTAGACGCCTTGACTTCGGTGTCTTGGCTGCCCAAGTCAGCATATCCAACGGTTTCTAATCTTGGTTTTTCTTGTTTAACAGTTCTGCTCATTCCTTATACCTGATTTTTAAATTTTTAATGTTTTTTTGTTATATAATTTTACACAGTTAGGTTTTATATCATAATTGGCATAAAAGCCTCTTTTCTTCTTACGTCGCCTTTGAATTCCATCATTTCATTATAGACCTTCAATCCCCAACATCCAAGCATCAAGGTTGAATAATTGTCTTTTCGAACCCTATTGACAGAAGTGTCCCTCTTTAGATTTTGGGGTAAATCAAATGTTTGGGAGCCTTGGGGGTTAGATCTCACAACAATAGAAGAACATTGTTTAATTGTCTGTTCGACCATATTGTCTTGAATATCAACAAGTTCTATCATTCTTTTTCCATAATTCCTATGGGTTGCATTTTCTTTGTCAAAGTAATGGATAAGATCGAAGTTATTTTCAAAACCGCTGGCTGTATATTTATCCATAATAAGATCATTGCCGTTTATTTTTGAGCCAAACCATATTCTTTTGTGGTCAATGCAAGCCTGTAAATACTCATTCATTTCACGAACAGAACCAGAGGTAAAGTTCTGCTTTATTATAATTCTACGTTTTTCTAAATGGTAATTAAGTTTTAATTGCTTTAATTGCTCAACATAGTCTTCTCCCTTTTTATTTGAATCAAAGTCGATCATTTCCAACTCTTTACCAGTGAACCATTTAGATTGATTGACGCCATCAAAAAATTGGTCCGCTCCAGCTCCGTCACTAATTATCATTACTATATTGTAGTTATTGAGAAGATATCTCAAATAGCGGGCGTTACCCTTTAATGATGCACCAGCATATCCGTATGCATGAACAAGTGTCCCCTTATTGGTCCCCTCATGTATTTCAATGACGGTCATTGCAAAAAAGTCAGCCTTTTCTGAATTGCTGAAGTTTGGATCGATTGACAGGATATATTTCTTATTTTTGTCACCAAAAAGAGACATACTAGGAGTTTCCCCACTTGGAATTCTGCAATCATGCATTTTCTTTGCCGAAAAGTAACTATCGGAATCATCAAGAAATCTAGCCTCATATTCTCGTTGGAAAAACGCTTGTCCCTCATCGCGTGAGGCTTCCTTGATCGCCTTTTGATCCAGCATCTCTTTAGGAGCGGCACGGTAACTCATTCTTGAAACAAAATAAGTAGGTTCATCTTCATTTCTATTCGGCTTTAATATTTCATTAACCCAATTATTATAAACTTCATAGAGGTATTCAAATTCATAACTTGCACTTGATAAGCCTATCAACTTGGAGGTTGAAACAAATTTTGTCCTATCCTTTTCTTCTAATTTACCATCTTTGACCATCTTGTTTTCGATTTCAGTAATTTTCATACGGTCTGTGATGTTTTGTGGAGAAAGAATAAATGGGAAAAGAACTCTTTCAAGAATATCTCTTGGAATTAACAAAAACTCATCAACAATAAGAACATCGGCGCGAAGACCACGAATTTTGTCGCCGCTCAGTGGGACGGCCATCAGGGTGCTTGTGGCGTCCCCGATTGGAATGTTCCAAGTATACAACTCATTGTTTTCTTTTTTATTCTTTTCGTCAAAGAGATCATGGACGAGGGTCGCCTTTGGAGAGCAAACAATCTTTTTTATTTCATGAAACATCAGCTTGGAGGTTCGGAAGGTTGGGCCGACGAGTAGCACCCTAGAGCCTGGGTTAAAGATGAGATACAATATAGCAAACACCCTAGCCGTGAAAGACTTCGATACACTTCGTCCCCATACATTCAAAGTGAAGTTTCTATTGAACATCATTTTAATATGCATGGCTTGGAAGTCAGCGAGGCTTATCCCTAATAACATATCGGCGGCAATACCTATATTCGATCTAAGATATTTCGCCAAAGTGATTCTAGCTTGCCTATCGCTTAACTCTCCTTTTAATTCAAGAAGTTCTTGGTTAATTCTTCTCACTTCTTTGTTTTTGTATTTTTCAGGAATATAAATCATAACAGATTGGAGGAATATAAAAACTGTAAATCAAAACAATTCACTTCTTTACCTATTCCAAGTAACTTTACTATCAATTTAGAAGACTCTTTGCGCCCGTTACAAAATAAGAATTGAACATTATCAAAAGTCCTGCAAATTTCCCTCATTCTATAAAAAACGAAACTCGGGCTTATCCTCTTTGTATATTTTCTTATTTGGGAATTGTAGTCGAATGATAAAGTTGAGTTAATTGAAGACTCAACTAATACAACTAAATTTTTATTTTTATTTTTTGCGCCTTCTATTTCTCGGCAAAACCTTTCAAAGCCGCCAGACATGGTATTAACAAAATCTGTCAAACTTTTTCTTTCAATAGTTAATTCATAGTCGTTGTTTATGGAATAGTCGCCGTAATCCAGTTTTTGAGAAATTGTTTTAATCTCTTTTGGGAATTTCAATGGAAGTTTTTCCCTAGTGTCAATAAAGATTTCTTCGAAATCAATAGTATGCAATTTTGTAAATTCATCAATATTATAATTGAATCTCGTCTCGAAATTTAACTCTTTTGCAAATTTTTCACAACCGTAATTCTTTTCAATGTAACGAATTGACGGAAGTATTAGAGAGCGGGACTCAGATTCGCCAATTAATTGATTGTAGCCTTTTGTTGTAAGTCGTTGTTTATAAAGGTATTTGGTTGTTTTTTCCAATAATTCTTTATCGCTTTTATTTTCAGTGTAGAATTTTTTTAAGTTGCTTTTGTTATTAAACAAATTGGTAAAATAACTTTCAAATTTACCAAATTGCAAATCTTCGCCCGAGTAAAGATCTTTTTTATCAAAATGTTGTTTAAGATAATCTGCTTTTTTGACCTTATGAGAAACGATGTGTTTTTCTAAATTGTCAAAATTATCAAAATCAATTCCGCAAATTCTACATTCCAAATCGTTATTATCCATCTAATACCTCCTCTTCGGTTAGTCCGAAAATTTCAGCGGTCATATCGTCCATAGATTGATAATGATCAATAGACTCTTTCATTCTTGAGCGACGCATTTCGGCAAACTTTAACATCTTAATTCTAGTTTCTTCAACTTTCCAAGCATCAATGACATGGGCGAAAGATTTATTCGTTTCTAATTTATTTTTAATTCTGGCGGCGCGATCTCCTTTTAATGTTTTGATGAGGGCATTTTGGCGACCAATACATTGATTGTATTCTGATTGAGAGTTTTTAATTGCTTCAATTAATTTCATCGTCATGGCCTTGTCACCTTCAGAATCGTCATTAGAAGGGTCATTAGCCTCCCTCAATTGTTGTTGTAACATCTCAACAATATCCTTTGTATTTCTGGCAATAACCACCTCAGAAGAGAGAATGATATATTGATCAATTTCTTCTTGAGTTAAATCCGGTTTATCGAAAGTGTATCTAATAAAACAATCTTCAAAAGCGTCCCTATCATCAGACTTGATATAAGAATTTATTTGACTTAAAAAGCGATAACCATTCAAATATTTAATTAATGCCCCCATGTTTGCTTTCTGGGAGTTTGTTATTTTCTCCTTATTGATTCCTTCCAAAATGTATTTGTTGACACGAACAATTGCTCTCTCTAGGGTTTTGGGTGGGGAATATTTTTTATCAGATTCTTCTGCTATATCAATTTTTAGATTCTCGGGAAGGGAATCATAAAATGATTTGACTGCCCTAGACTCAAAGCTGGCAGGATTTAAATCCTTGATTTTAGGAAATAATTGCTTCGCGCAATCATACCATTTCATTCGACAGGCGTTGTTTTGAATGAATTCTTCCTGTTCAGTTGTCAGTTTAACTTTCTTTTTTGGTGCGTATTGGTGGGAGCGATTAGGAAAAATACCGAATGTTGAGATTTGCTCTAGAAGTTCTTTACCGAATTTACACCTTGCATCAATTTCAACCTCAGAGCCCGAAGCGTATTGTATAATTTCTTTCGCCTTTGGAGGCGGATTATCATCTTTATGAAGTTCGTAATATTCAACAGCACGATCTATATGTTCTTTTGTAACTTTATCTGGGGCGGCGCTATTAATGTTTTTCATGAATGAGTTCTTTTGCAAGTTGATAAAATTTATTTTTATAACCTTGAATTTGTCTGTATTTTTGAGGGAGGGATTTAATTACTTCAGATTCTTCCATGTTGTCAATGTAGAGGAGTTTGTAAATGTTCCATTCTCTATCATTAAGATGCTCCTTCATAATTCTATTAATTTCCTCGACTTCGTATTGTATGTTATATTTTTCATCAAGGTGGAGGTCGATTTCTGAATTATGATGGCATAATGGGAGGGGCATTTTTATATCATAGGCGGATTTCTTGTTGTAGAACCAGTTTCGATAAAGAGGGCAGCTATTATCTCTTTTCCCATAAATTTCACAAGTTCCATCAGCTAAAGCGCAAACACATTTGTTGCAGGGCGAGATGACGTTAGTATAATTATTTCTTAACAAATTAGAAAGTTGATTACATACAATTCTTGCGACCCACGGGGCTAAAGGCTTTTCAGGATCGTAATAGCTCCACTTTTTATAGATGTGAAGTTTGATCAATTGGGAAACATCGTCGTAGTCCATCCAAGTGACCGCTTTTAATTGCCATTTTCGCCTTCTTTTTTCCACCTCTTGATGGATAACTGGGTATGCTTCCTCGTATGTCATAATCTTTTTCTCTTTTTTTAATTAATCGATATTGATACCTTTAGCCTCAGAGCGTCCGTCATTCATGAAGTCGTCGAATGATTTGCCGTGGTCAGAGTGAGTGCGGGTAATTTCTCTTGTTGGCTTTAGTTTTTTTGGGCGGCCACGTCCTTTTGGAGCGTTCGCTTGAGAACCAATTTTGTCAATTTCCTTATTTACAATTCCACCAAGAGTTTCTTTGTTGCTGTTATTGTCGATGAATATTCGGGCTTGCAATTTTGCTAAATGAGGGACACTCTGATATTGCTCATCTTCTAAACCTGCACTCTCATCAATGCTAATTATATAAGAAGGTTTTTTTGATTCCTTTTTACTTAAATTTATAGTTGCTGCTGGGGACTGATTACAGTGAGGACAAACCTTTGGTTTAAAAAGATCATAAACGATTTTTTCACTACAGTTGTAACAATATGTTGCTGGCATCTTATTATTATTCTTTCTTTTATATTAATATAGGGGACGAAAACAAAAAAGCCCTAATTGAGTTTTACACTCAAAAAGGGCTTGCAATTATAACACTATCAATTATTTTTAAAAATTTAAACTACAATACTGTCAATTTTTGTAATCATATGTTGGATAATATCATTACGCATAATGTCTTTGGCGGTGAATTTAAAGCAATGAATTCCCTTACCTCGATCTTCGGGGGTATTAAATAAATCGTAAGTGAGGCCGAAATTTGAATTTCGAACATTCGATTGCTTGACATCCCCAATAATAAAGAGTTTGGCCCTCTTTCCCATTCTAGAAATAATCAGGCGCAAGTCTTGGAGGGTGAAGTCTTCAGCTTCATCGACGATCATATAGGTGTCGTCGTAAGTTCTTCCTTTGGTAAAGCCAAGAACCTCAGAACTGAGCATTCCCCTTTTTTCAATCATATTAACACTATGCTTGTCGGCTATTTTATAGAGATTGTCATAGAGTGGCATGATGTAGGGTTGCATCTTTTCATCGGTTTTTCCCTTAATAAAGCCGATACCCTTGCCGGAACAGGATTCAACAGGATTTCTCACATATAGTATTTTTTTATTCTTGTCATCTATGGCAAGCCTTAAACTACAATATAGTGAGAGGAGGGTTTTTCCCGTCCCAGCCGGAGCTGAACAAAATATAACTTTTGTTTTTGGATCTAATGACAGGTCTATAAAAGACTGCTGCCGCTCTGTCCAAGGAAATGCAGTTAGTGTGATCTCAGGGTAAGCACTGCCCACGCTTACCAACCTTTCTTGTTTTGACATCATAATGTTTTACAGTTTTTATTTCTCAATACTGTGACGAGCTACAGATACAACATTTCTGTGCTTTACAGCTTCGGAGGCGGCCAACATTGCAAAATTGAGACTCTCCTTGATTTTTTTTGTTTCTAAGTATTTGACAACGAGGGCCGCCATGACGGTGTCGCCCGCCCCACTTACACAAGAGACCTCGACATTATGACCGGCGATATTTTCCACAGTTCCATCTGTATGGTTATACCATATACAGCCATCTTTTCCTAATGTTATGATATAATTTTCGCCATAAAGAGGGTAGCCGTTTTTCATATTTAGAGATCTTGAGCTTTCTAAGTGTTCTTTTTGGTTGATTTTGATGAAATCCGCGCCATAAAAAGTTTTGTCAATGGTCTTTTTTGTATCAAAGAAGGTTGGGATGTTATATTTTTTAGCAATAGAAATGATCTGTTCAATATTTTCACAACTCAAGAAACCTTTATTGTAATCGGCCACGACTATAGCAGAAATTTCATTATTCTCATTATTTTGGTTTTCTACAATGTTACAAAATTTATCAAAATTAAAGGAGTCGCTGTCGCTCCTACAAGGCTTCGAATCGACTCGAAGGAGAATCTGGCCGCTCCTCTTATCAACATAGCGAGTCTTACAGACTCTATTGTCATTAACCATACTAATGATCTCGATTTTGTTTTCTGACAAGGAAACTATATTTCCTAAGACATTTCCAGCCATTCCTTTATTAACGATAATTTCGTTTGTTTCGTCAAAAATGGGAGTCGGCGACTCTGGATTTATCCTGTCTACGTTTCCGTAGACGAACTTATCGATACATTCATCTCCAATTAATAAAACTTTCATAATTACTATCAATATAGGCGGCGCGGCGCAAAATCTAAAGAAAATTGATAAAAAAAAGAAAAAGGTATTGACAATATCAAAATGTTGTGTTAAGTTAACAACCATATGATTGAAAAGAAAGAAAAAGTAGAAAAAAAACGAAACATAAATGATGTTACTGACGCCTTGTCGCAACTTGAAGATCGGATCGAGGATAGGTATCCTTATTGTGGGAAACAGATGTTTTCGGGCGCAAAAGCTGATATTATCGATATTCTCATTGCTGATTTCATTTTATCCAAAAAGGCGAAATTCATCAGTGCAATTAAAAAATATAACAAGGACATGAACGAATTTATGAGTAGTCAGGAGTATAATGACCAAGTTGTTGACGCCCATAAGGTTACATTTGGCGACAGTCAAACGGATGAAGAGAGGGAAGAGGCCGTAGGCCTCGCTATCAAAATATGCAAAGATGCGCTATCTTCGATAACTGAGGAGATGGTGAATTTAGCAAATAATAATAAAAAGTCGAAGGCGATGCCTTCTCCTGATGCCCCCAAGGGGGGCATTAAACTAAAGGACATTGACGGCAATGATATTATTTTTTAAGAATTAAATCTATTACAAATTTGCGCCCGATCTTCTGGTTCCGCCAGAACGAATCGGCGCATTGTTAACATTTCGTCTTGGTGAAGGTAGAAAAAGCGCGCTGGAAATTCTTTAATAAATCTTCTAATTTGCAAAAGTTTGGTTATTTGGACGGATGGAGATTCGCGCCGCTTATTGTATTGAATATTACAAAGTTCTAATTTTCTTGTGACGAGAGGGGAGCTGGAAAGTTTAATGTATTGCCGAAAGGCAGTATTTTCATGTTTTTGCTTTAGAGGAAGAATGACAATGCCAAAGTTGGCCTCAAAGAGACCGGAGTAGAAATTAATAGAAGATATATTCTTTGGCGACCATTTTTCCATGTTATCATCAAGGGCTTTGCCCGAGATTTTTATTATTAACCTATTTGTTCCTTTGTGGTAGTTGACTTTCGAATCTAAAGACTCGGCAATTTTATCAATTTTTTTTCTCTCTGAGGACTGCTCATCGCAGTCCGAAAAGTAAATACTCATTTCTTTGCCGCCTTCGGCGGGGCAATATATCGTCTGGCCCATGAAAAAACCGGACATCCATGAGTTGAAGTAGAAAGATTCAGTTTGGGCAGCCATAATAATTTATTGTTGTTTTATTATTTTTACACCTAGGAGGGAGTAAAATTTTATAAATGCTTTTTTAAAAACAAGTTTTCGGGATTTTTTTCGAATTGCCAGTTTGACGGTGGGGGCTTTCGAACCTTGATTTTTTATTTTTTTTCTTTTTTTTTATTATATGCTCTTATTGATATTGTCATGAATGTTTTATTATTATTAAATGTATTATTATTTTTTTAATTACTGTCATTTTCGAATATAGCTACTTATTATGAAATTGTTTTTTTAATTATTGTTGTTGCTAAATAGAATTATCCGTTATAAACACCTTTTTAAAAATACCTTGATCATTTTTTTTACTTATCACTATTATCAATAAATTTATTCGGAAAGTCATACATTATAAACCGTTTTTTCAAAATATCTTTAGACTGAACGAACAAGGCCCCGTATCCCAGCCCCGCGCCGAGTCCGGCTTGAGAATCCATTAAATGGGATGTAACCCCTTGCAATTCAACATCTTACACAATAATAACATGCTCGCACGGTATAGTATAGTTATATAAACTGCTCATTTGCAACACATTACAAAATAAAGTTCACTTCGTTCACAATGGCATGAAAAATGAATACCATTTTGGCACAAAACTTGAATGCTTCTCATTTCGCCTCTAAGCATAGGATATGCTTTGTCTGGTTACATCATACCAAAGAAAAGTGAAAACGTCTCACAAGCGAAATACAAGCCAACAAATCAAGACACAAAAAAACCGTCGGGAACGTTCCCGACGGTTGATGAAGCATGCAATGTCAAATCAGGCTATCAAAAGCAATCCAAAAAGGAGAATGATCGCTAGAAGCATGAAGCCTACTTGGGCAAATAAATCTTTTGTATTAATCATGATGCTATCCTTAATTCAATGCGTTAAAAATTGGTTCCAAACGAAGAAATATATCTTGCTTGTTAATATATGTGGTACCGCCATAACCAGACTCACCTTGGAATTTTTTACTTGCACAATAGGAATACAATTCCATCGTCGCATCGTTGGCTTGTTTAAGCTTGTCTTCAAGCTCTTTGACTTGTTCTTGTAATTGTTTTATGTAGTTCATAACTTTATAAACACAAAAGAGTTAAAATCAAAAAGATTATAATTGCCGAAATGATTACATCCATGATTACTTCGCGATTGAATTTATAAGTTCTTCATTTTTAATGAGTTCGGCCTTTTTACTGGCAATCTGGTGATGAATACCACGAAGGAATAGCATACTTTGTGCATAGCGTATCTTGCGTGCTTGTCGTGCTTGTTGAGAATGGTTCAAGGTGAAACCTGCTTTGTAATGGTTTTTATTCATGGTGTTTTTGCTTTCTAATTGGTTGAATTGTAATGGTTTATAATTCAATGCCGTCGATTACCTTAATGTTTTCAGCGTTCAATGTATACCAGTCCGGCATTGAATCACTCTTTTTGTATTCACTAGAAAGTAAGAATG